GTCTTAGAGGATTGGATGTACGACAATCTGAACTTACGAAGCAGGTATCGTGGCTTAAAGGGGTGGGTTCGCTTGTTGGCGTTATTCTTGGTAGTGTGCTTGCTCTGGTTAGCAGTGTAGTATTTGGAGGTAAGTAGGATGACGAATGAATGTGACTGTGAAAATTGTGAATGTGAGAACTGTGATTGTCAATGAATAAAGATATTAAAGACATGGAAGATTGGAACCAAAAATTTGGTAATGTTTTTATAGGATTTTTAGGGATGTGTTTTGTTTTTGCTTTTGGTATGTTCTTTTATGAGGGGTGTAGCTGGAGGAGTGAAAATGGGCCAGATAACATTCTTATTCCCGAAGAAGAAAAGACATCTGAAGACCCATCGCAACATGGATTCTTACACAAAGATTTTAGCGCATCGGATTGGATAATATTTAAATAAATAATGGGAGGTTTACTATGGACTGGATAATGGGAAATTGGCAGATAGTTATGATTGTTGTGATGGTGGTAGACAAAATTGTCGCCATGTCGCCCAGCAAGATGGACGATCTTGTTTGGACATCTGTCAAAAAAGTTTTGATGGGTGTAAAAGTAATGAAGAAAAAATAGTGACTTTATTGGAGCATTTAATGACCTTTGAAGAAGCTGTTAAAATTGTATTAGATCATGAAGGAGGTTATGTTAATGATCCTGATGATCCTGGCGGGGAGACTAATTTTGGAATTAGCAAGAAAGCCTTTCCAGATCTGGATATTAAAAACCTAACTGAAGAAGATGCTATTAAGATCTATTATGATAAATACTGGAAACCATCCAAAGTTGAGATGCTTCCTTTAAGATTATGGGAGATCTATTTTGATATGGTTGTAAACATGGGGAGAAAAAGAGCCTGTGAGATATTACAAAAAGCATGCAATCACAAGAATAAGGTTGGAATTAAGGTTGATGGAAGGCTTGGACGGAATACGGCAAGCGCATCAAAGAGACTTGAACCGAAACGACTTCAAAGTTTTCGAGTTAAGTATTATGCAGATTTAGTTAATAGGAAACCTAAACTGGAGAAATATTGGTACGGATGGTACAAACGAGCGATAATCGCATAATATATGAGACGAGCTATTATAATTCCAGACCAGCACTTCCCCTTGGAAGACGCAAAGGCTTTGGACGTAATGCTTCAATCTATACAGGTCATAAAGCCAAACATAGCAGTCAATCTCGGGGACGTTGGAGAGTGGGAAAGCGTAAGTGCGTGGAGATGGAAACGAAGAAAATTACCACCTTTGGAGTATCAACTCCCAGCTATAGACGAGGAAATCTCCAAAGTAAACGAGGGATTGGACAAAATAGACAAGGCACTTGATGATGTTAAATGCAAAACGAAACATATGCTTCAAGGCAATCACGATGAATGGCTTGACAGGTTTGTTGAGAAGTTCCCTTATCTTAAGGAATACACCTTTAGAAAGGCCTGCAGGATTGATGAGCGAGGATACAAATACCATCCTCATAACAAACCCCTCAAGATTGGAAAGATAAATTTTATTCATGGAGTTTATGCAACTGTATATCATGCGAAGAAACATCTCGAAGCTTACGGATCTAACATCTGCTATGGTCATGTCCACGATGTTCAGAGACATACTCTTACAAAACTGGACTCTGGGACTATTGCCGCTTGGGCGATGGGATGCTTAAAAGATATGTCAAGTGAAAAAAATAAGTGGCTTCAAGGAAGATTGCATAACTGGTGTCATGCTTTTGGTATCATAACATGGCGCGACAATGGAGACTTTCAAGTAGAGACTATTGATATTCAAAAGGGAAAAGCCTTTGTCTGGGGCCAAGAAATTATTGGAAAATGAAAAGGTTAGAAGATGTTATTACAGATAGACGACAGCATTATAAAAAGAAAAGGAAGGTAAAAAGAAAGCGTGCCAAAAGCTCTACTAAATCTAAATGATTTCTCAGGCGGGCTGGTTAATGCAGTTAATCCCAGGGATATTGCACCTAACCAAATGTCCGATACTGACAATATTATACTAGATGAAAGATCCTCAATTAGGCCTTTGGGTGGTGATGTAGAACATACAGATATCCCCAGCGGTACAACGGGTAATATTGCTGCAGGCCATGGTGCGTTTATTTTTGAGTCTGACCATGAGAAGGGTAGCTCGGCACTTGATACTGGCGAGAACTGGCTTGTTATGTGTGATGCTATAAGCTCTCAGATAGATCTCTACGATCTTAAAGGAGATTCTTTTACATCAAATGTATTTGATCTTGGAACTAATGATGCTGAAACTTTTGGATCTAACAAGTTAGCATTTAATAATAATAGTGGTAGTGGAGCAAATGATACTATTGTAGATGATGATAGTGGTTTCATTGCTGACGGATTTCGCAAGGGAGATATTATTGCAGTGTCTGGATGTACAGATCAGGCAGGAAATAATATGAACTCCGTTCCAATAAAGAATGTTACAGCAAGTACTATTACTATTAACAAGAGTGGTCTTGTTACTCAAGAAGCTAATGAAGCTGGAACGCCTACACTCACAAAATTATGCAAAGCAGTATATTATTTTGCTGATGAGGGTTTAAGGGTAGCTGATGCTAGTTTTAGTTCTGGTACTCAACCCTATCATTATTCTTATATTAAAAGAACTCAATTCCAGGGACTATCTCTTAGTGCCACTACATCCTTTGATAACTGGTTTGCAAATACTAATGGATTAGCAGCACCTACACAACTGACAACTACAGCCTCCTATCCAACGGCAGGAACTGGTTTTCGTATTACAGCCGCATCAGCGGCTATAACTGGCGGTGGTTATCTAAATCAGGCATATCAGATAGCGGCTACATTCATATATGATGGTAATCAGGAATCTCTTCCTTTTATTCCTACCGCTGACAATACCTTTACTCCTACTGGGGACGCACATAAGGTTACTTTTGAGTTAAGGGCTACAGGGCCTTTTGATGAGCGTATTACTGGGGCGAGGATATATCAAAAGCTAAGCGGAACTAATGATCCTTGGGCCTTGCTAATAGATATAGATCTGAATAGGGGTGCAAGATCAGAACTAAGTAGTGAGCATTCAGCATGGACACTTGTTTCGGGTGATACAGTAAGGATACAAAATATTGTATCATTGGTACCGAACCTCGAAACATATGAAATCCTAAATGGATTCCAGCCTACTGAGCGTAAGATTTCAATAAGCGGAGCTGGAGAAGGATACAAAACAGCGGTTATAGCAAATAGGAGATGCTTTATTGCCAATGTAAAAACAGAAGATGAAGATGGTCAAACCGTACAGATGCGTGACAGGATTATGTATACGCCTGTAGGAAAGTTTGATACTTTCCCAAGAAGTTATTTTATAGATGTAGTACGAGGAGATGCTGAGGAATATGTTAAGCTAGAAGAATTCTCAGATAGGCTTTTGGCTTTCAAATCAGAAAAACTTTATATAGTTAACATATCTGCACCAGCCCCAAGTAACTGGTTCCTAGAAGAAATTAAAAACTTCTCTGGATGTGTTCATCCCAACGCAACTGTAAAAACAGAATTCGGCATCTGCTGGGTCAACAAATACGGTATCTTCTTATACAATGGCTCCGATGTTACCAATCTCCTTACCAACCGTATAAAGGAGTCAACCTGGCAGACATTTTTTAATGACGCTACTATTCTTGGTTATAACCCAAGAAAGTTTTATTTGGTTATACTGAAGAATTGTTTCTCAGATGATGGTGATGTAATCATATATGATTTCCGTACTCGTTCATTTGTTAAGGGAGCGGCTGCATTTGACTCTAATGTGAATAGAAGTAACATGGTATCAGATTGGAATGGTAATATGGTTACTACATACCAGAATGCTCTAACAGGAGATCAGATCTGGAGTGTTGCTACTGGGAGTTGGACTTCATATACATCAGGTACATGGGGAGCTTCAGACGTTTCATATAGTGTGAAAGAATGGTCTGATGATATGCGGGATGTAGCAACAAATAATTTCTCAATTACTACTAAGGACTTTGATTTTGGAGAACCTGGTAGGATGAAAAAGATTTACTCTGTAATCATTACTTATAAAAGTGATAATGCACAGACACAACCTATATACTACGCTGTAGATGGATCAGATAGTTTCTCATCTCAGCTTACAGGAAATTTCACAGCGAACACTAGCTGGGCAGTTTTAAGGGCAACAGCTGCAACTCCAATTGAATGCCAGAGTATAAGATTCAAAGTAAAGAATCCTACTAACGGAACTGGATCTACGGCAGGAATTCAAATTAATGACATCAGTATAGAGTACAGAGGAATATTTAAGAGAGCAGGATAATGCAAAGTATAGAACGAAAATTAAGAAATATATCACAACCCAAAACTGCTATCCTAGATCATCCACCTGCATTAAGTCAAATGCTGGATGGAGAACAGGTATATGCACGGGTAGCAGGTAATAATGTGAGACTATATATCAGGCTTGGTGCAAAACTATATTATACAGACTTCTTACCTGTTGAAGAAGTTAAGAATAATACATGGGAGGGTTTAAGCTAATGGCTAGTGCATCAGATGTAAGGTATGCTCAACTTCAATACGAAGAGAATCGCAAGCTAGGCGAGGGTATTAGAAAGCAGCA